TGAGGTGGAAACAAAGAACATCATGACCAAGTCCAGTCTGCCGGTAGGCGGTTACTCGGTCAATCCTTATGTAGGCTGTACACATGCCTGCAAGTATTGCTATGCTTCTTTTATGAAGCGCTTTACCGGACACACGGAGGAATGGGGCACATTCCTTGATGTGAAGCATTGGCCGGAAATTAAAAATCCAAAGAAATATGCCGGACAGCGGGTAGTCATCGGTTCTGTGACAGATGGCTACAATCCACAGGAGGAGCAATTCAGGAATACCAGAAAACTTCTGGAGCAACTGATCGGCAGTGACGCAGATATTCTGATCTGCACAAAGTCTGATCTTGTGGTAAGGGATATTGATCTGCTGAAGAAGCTTGGACGAGTGACCGTTTCATGGTCGATCAACACACTAGATGAAAATTTCAAGAACGATATGGACTCTGCTTCGAGCATTGAACGGCGTATCGCTGCTATGAAGCAAGTATATGATGCAGGTATCCGTACAGTCTGTTTCGTATCTCCGGTATTCCCCGGCATCACGGACTTTGAAGCCATTTTTGAGCGGGTAAAGGATCAGTGCGATCTGTTCTGGCTCGAAAATCTCAATCTTCGGGGCGGCTTCAAGAAGACGATTATGGATTATATCGCCGGAAAACATCCTGATCTTGTACCGCTTTACAATGAGATCTATAACAAGCATAACCGCAGCTATTTTGAAGCACTTGAAGTAAAAGCTGAGAGAATGGCTAAGAAGTATGATTGTGCCTTTGTGGATAATGAAATGCCTTATGGCAGAGTCCCGCAGGGACATCCGGTGATCGTAGATTATTTCTATCATGAGGAAATCCGAGGGACAGAGAATACCGGAAAAAGAAATCGCTAACTTCCGGTTTGTCGAGCTACAAGTAAATCATTTATACTCAACCACCAGGGAGAAATCCCCGGTGGTATTTTTATGCCCGGAAGGAGGTGGCGTTCGTGATTCCTGTTCTTTATCCACCTAACACAACAGACTTTTCCTCATTCGGCCTTGGTGTGATGACGGATACCATTTCCTGCGAAGTCACTGAAGAGCGAAACGGTGTGTTCGAGTGCTTACTCAAATACCCTGTCAGCGGTCAGCACTATGGGCTTATCACCAAGGAGTGCATTATCAAGGCAAAACCCAACGACACCGCCGCCGACCAGGCATTCCGCATTTACCGCATCACGAAACCCTTAAACGGCATCGTCACGATCTACGGTCAGCATATTTCGTATGACCTTGCCAATGTGCCGGTGCTGCCGTTTTCGACCGAGAGCCGCTCTCCGCAGCTTATTCTCTCGCAGCTCCTTTCCGGAGATACCCGCTTTACGGGCTGGACGGACTACTCGGATGCAAAGGCGTTTTCCGTCACGCAGCCGAAGAGCGTCCGAGCCTGCCTCGGCGGTACGGAAGGCTCCATGCTCTCCAAATGGCACGGCGAGTTTGAGTGGGACAACTTCACGGTAAAGTTCCATTCGCACCGTGGGCAGAAGACCGGCGTGGTCATTGAATACGGCAAGAACCTCACCGCCCTGGAGCAGGACGAGGACAACAGCGGCGTGTATACCGCACTGCTCCCGTATGCCGTGTACACCCCGGAAGGCTCGGACACCGAAACGGTGATCTCGCTGCCGGAGATAACGCTCCCCATTGTGACCTCGGAGATCGTCCGGGCGAAAACGCTTATCATGGATTTCTCCGACCAGTTTGACGGAGTTGTGACCGAGGAAGCCCTCAGAGCAAAAGCAAACAGTTACATCAAGGCAAATCCGCTGGGAGCGACTATCCCCACGGTGAAGGTGTCCTTTGAGCCGCTCTGGAAACAGCCGGAGTATTCGGCACTGCTGGAGCGGGTCAACCTCTGCGATACCGTCACCATTCGACACTCGCTATTGGGTGTCAGCGTGTCGGCTATGGTCATCGAAACCGTGTACGACACCCTCGCCGAGCGGTACAAGAGCATCTCCCTTGGGCAGAGCAAGTCCAGCATGATCACCACTATCTCCGAGGTGCAGTCCACGGTCGACAAGGTGGAGTCCACGGTGGGACGCTTTCCGAAGCTGCTCCAAACCGCCATCGGCAAGGCCACCGGGCTTATCACCGGCCAGAGCGGCGGCTATGTGGTTATTAACACAGACAGCGAAAGCGGGCAGCCCTACGAGCTGCTCATTCTGGACACTCCCTCCGTTGACGAAGCCGTGAATGTCTGGCGGTGGAATGTGGGCGACCTGGGCTTTTCCCATAACGGCTACAACGGTCCCTACGAAACCGCTATCACGGCAGACGGACAGATCGTCGCAGACTTCATCACCTCCGGCTCTTTGGTGGCGAACATCATCAAGGCGGGTGTCATCCAGTCGCAAGACGGCTCGTCCTGGTGGGATTTGGAGAGCGGCGAGGTCGTGCTTCGTGCCTACGCCACCAGCAAGGAGGTCACAGAGGTCAGCGACCGCATCACCACCATCGAGAAGCAGAAAATGCTCCGGCTGGTCATTATCTCGTCCAACGGGAACATCTTCAAAAACGGCAATGTGAAAACGCTGCTTTCCGCCAAGGTTTACTCCTGGGACGAGGACATCACCGACACGCTGGGTGCCAACCAGTTTGTTTGGACAAGGGTGTCGGAGGATACGGAAGCGGACAAAGCCTGGAATGAACAGCATTTCGGCGGCGCAAAGTCCGTGGTCATCACCGGTGCGGATGTCAAAGTCCGCGCCACTTTTTATTGTGACCTCATCGACACCACGACCAGGCAGAGCCTGTTATAACGGAGGAATTTACTATGGCAACCGCAGAACCCACAACAGAAACCGGCACAGTGTCCGGTTCAGATACAACAACTTCAAAGGAGGCTTCTCACATGAGCAAAGCACAAGGCCAGTTTACCATCATCGACTACAATGACGCACTGACGCTGACGGGGTACATCGGCTCGAACCTCGCCAAGACTCAGATGTATAACCCCGACAACGGCAGTTACACCCCCGACTGGAAAACGAAGAACCTCGTTCTGACACCCAGTCTGTATGTCATCGGCACCACTGCCGACCAGATCGCCACCGCCAATGTCACCTCGGTCAAGTGGTATGTGGGCGACAGCAACACCGCCATCACCGCAGGCACGAACTACGCTCTCAGCGGTGCCAAGAGCCACATCCTCACGGTCAAGGCCAATGTCATGGCAGAACTGCCCGGCATCGACTATCGCTGTGTCATCACTTACAAGGACGAAAGCACCGGTCTGTCGCTGACTCATCCGCTGACCATTTCCTTCTCCCGTGTGGTCAACGGCTCCGGCATCGTTGACCTGCTGGTCACCACGCCTAACGGAAATGTGTTCAAGAACGAGGAAGTCGCCAGTCTGACCGCCAAGGCCGAGCTGTGGCGCGGCTCTACGGTGGACACCACCAAGGTCAGCTACAAGTGGGCGGTCATGGACGCTTCCGTCACCGCCGCTTCTTCCACCGGCTACGATGCAGACTTCGGCATCGGCTGGCGCAAGCTCTCGGATACTGCCGACAAATACACCGGCACGGCCACCAATACCCTCACGGTCTACGCCGCAGCGGTGGACAGCTACGCCGTATTCAAGTGCTGTGCCCAAGACACGGATTCCGCATCCGCTTCTTATAACACGAAGTTTTTCGATGTGGCGACCTTCATCGACAACTCCGACCCGTTGCAGATCATCGTCACCTCCACGGGCGGCGATGTGTTCAAGAACGGTCAGGGCACGACCGTGCTGACTGCCGTCTGCTACCAGGCAGGCTCCGAAGTGGATGCAGCCGGGAACGGCAGTTACACCTGGACGAAGTACAACAAGGACGGTGTAGTCGATACCTCTTGGGAAACCAACGGCAGCAAGACCGGTAAGACTCTGTCGGTGTCCAGCGCCGATGTGGATACCAAGGCAACCTTCATGGTCGTTGTGGCGCTTTAAGGAGGTGGTGAGATGATCGCATCGGCACAGTTCACGATTATCAGTCTCTGCGATGTGGTCACCTCGGACACGCCGCCGGAGAACCCCTATGAGGGGCAGCTCTGGGTGGATACCTCCGTGACCCCGCCGGAAACGAAAATATGGGACGGAAATGAATGGGTGGTGCAGAACGACATTGAAACGATCCGCACCACCATTTCCATTCTGACCGAGAAGGACGCACAGTTTCAGCAGACCATCGACGGGCTGAACAGCTATGTGGCGACCCTTACCGAAACGGTGGAAACAGTGTCCAATGACCAGGGTGTCCTGGAGGAACGGATACTGAATTCCGAGAGCAGGGTTTCGGAACTGGAACACACGGTGGACGGGCTGTCCGTCACCATGCAGGAGCAGTACATCGGCGGCATCAACTATGTGCAGAACTCTTCCGGGCTGAACGGCATCACGGATGATTGGAGCTACTCCGGTACGGTGAAAACGGACACTTCCACCGATACGCAGAACAACACCATTTCCGACTCCTGCTTTGTGCTGGGCGCATACTCCTCGTTGTCGCAGTACATCCGAGGTGTGGTTCCCGGCACCTATACGATCTCGGTCCGGGCAAAGAAAACCTCGACCATGTCCGGGTATTTCTATGTGACCTACAACGGAAACAAAACCAAGTACCTGTTCAATAAGTCCACGGCGTTTGACTGGACGGATTACTCCGTAACGCTCACGGATGTGACCGACCCCACGTTGCGTATTTACTGCTACTGTCGGGATGCGTCCATCTACCTCGCGGACATCATGATCTCCGAAGGAGCGATTCCCCGAAAGTGGACGCCTGCTCCCAACGAGATCTACACGCAGGAGGTCAAGATCGACAAGCGGGGCATCGAGGTATCCAACAGCGCATCGTCCCAGCGGACGGTCATCACGAACACGGAGTTCGCCGGTTACTACAACGACGAGGTGATTTTCACCCTGAACAAGGACGAAACGCAAACCAAGAAAACCACGGTGGACGGCGAGCTGACCGTGGGTAAAACGAAGTTTGTCCCGATGCCAACGGCGTCCGAAGGGCTGAACATCGTCATTCTGGATTAAGGAGGGAAAGCTATGGCAATGACAGGCGGCACCGCCTATCTGGTGAAATCCGAAAGAACGAACTACGGCTCCAACAGCTGGACGACTGATCTGTACATCTATGTGAAGGTCATCTCCCAGAATGTGATCGCAAACACATCCACCATCGCTCTGGGTATGTATGTCTATTCGAAATACTCCATAGCATGGTCGGACTTCGGCACCAACGGCACTTCCTATATCGGCACGGCCACCTCCGGCTCAAACTGCTTCACCTTTACAAACGGTCAGAGCGGTAGCGGCACGAAGTGGCTGATCGAGGACAAGCAGGTCACGGTGTACCACAACAGCAACGGTACGCTGACCCTTCCGATTTACTGGCACTGGGGCGTTAACAGCCCGTGGGGTCAGTACACCGGTCCTTCCGGCAGCTACAATGTGACGCTGAGCACCATTGACCGAGCTGCCCCTGCCGTTACCTTTTCTGTTTCGGCTATTACCGCAAATGGCTTCAAAATCTCTGCAAACTCCACCTCAACAGCGGACATCTGGCAGTACAGCACAAACGGCGGTTCGAGCTGGACGCAGTTCTCAACAACCGCAGGGACAAGTGCAAGTATAACGCTCTCCTCGCTTTCGCCGAACACAAGCTACACGGTGAAGGTCAGAGCAAGGCGGCAGTACAATCATGTCTACGGCAGTTCCACGGTCAAGACGCTGGGCGGTGCTGTGGTGAATAGTGTCAACACGGTGACGGCGGACAATGCCACGGTTTCCATTACCATCAATGTGACAGTGTACGAAGCCTCCTACACCAATACGCTGGTGCTCAAAAACGGCAGCACGACCATCCTGACTATTTCCGGACTTTCCTGGTCGAAGGGCACGGCGAACCGCACGGTCACGCTGACATCGGCGCAGAGGACAACGCTGTTGAACGCTATGGCATCCATCAAGTCGTTCACAGGTACCTTTGCGGTTTCGTCTTACAGCGGGTCAACGCAGATTGGCAGCACCTCAAGCAAGACCGCCACTGTACTGACCACGGCAACCAATTCTGCTCCAACCATAAGCGGATTCACTTATGCCGACAGCTACACGACCACGAAAAACATCACAGGCAACGACCAGCTATTCGTTCAGAACTACTCGACCCTCAAGGTCACGCCCGGAACGGCAACTGCAAAAAACGGTGCCAGTATTTCCAGCTACACAGCTTCCTGCAACGGGCTGTCATCCTCTAACACTACCGGCTCTGCCTTATCTGTCGGAAAAATCGCCAAGTCCGGCAGTGTGACGGTCACGCTCTCGGTCACAGACTCCCGCGGCTACACCGCCGAAACTTCACAGACGGTGACGGTCATTCCGTACACCAAGCCGAAAATATCCTCGATAACGCTCCGGCGCACCAACGACATTGAAGCGGAAATGCAGCTCAAATTCAGCGGTTCTATTTCCGCTGTGACCGTAGACGGGACGCAGAAAAACAGCGTGGTCTATGTGCGGTATCGTTACAAGAAAACCAGTGAGAGCAGTTACGGCAGCTACACCAGCATCTATTCCGGCACGACAAAAAGCGGAACCTCTTTCAGCTACTCCAATTTGGAACTGTGCAGTCTGGATGCCAACAGTTCCTACGACTTTCATCTACAGATCCAAGACAAGCTCTATTCCTTGAGCAGTCTGGATCTGTATTTTACTGTCCCGCAGGGTACGCCGCTCATTGCGCTTCGGAAAAAGAAGGTCGGCATCAACACACCGGACCCGCAGGCCACGCTGGATGTGGACGGCAATATTCACATGAATGGCGTCAATGTCCACGGCAAAATGGGCAGAGTGGATGGCTCGACCACCGACCTCAACAATGTGAAGACTCCCGGCTACTATTTTGCGTATTCCGCTTCCACGAAAAAGCACTTTCCGACCACCACAATCGGTATGCTGGAGGTCTTTCTGCCGGAGAGCTACTTCATTCAGCAACGGTACACCGTCTATGATGGCTCAAGGATGTATATCCGAGGAAACTATGGCGGCACATGGTCCTCGTGGCACACGGTGTCGCTGACCAAAGTAACATAACTTTTTCGGAATCAAGGCGCTCTGCGGAGTGCCTTTTTTCATACACAAATTCAACTTTCAAAGGAGGACAAACAACATGAAAGAATTCTGGACGACCATTCAGGTGGTATTCGCCGGTATCGGCGGCTGGCTGGGCTGGTTCTTGGGAGGATGTGACGGCTTGCTTTACGCGCTTCTGGCTTTCGTAGTCATCGACTACATCACCGGCATCATGTGCGCCGTGGTAGATAAGAAGCTGTCCAGCGAAGTCGGATTCAAGGGCATTTTCAAAAAGGTGCTCATCTTCGCTCTGGTCGGCATCGGGCATATTCTCGACACCCGTGTCATCGGCAGCGGCTCGGTGATGCGTACCGCCGTCGTTTTCTTCTACCTGTCGAACGAGGGCGTAAGTCTTTTGGAGAATGCCGCATATCTGGGACTGCCCATTCCGCAGAAGCTGAAATCCGTACTGGAGCAGCTTCATGACCGTGCCGAAAAGGAGGACGAATAATATGGCTTACACGAACAGCTCTCTGGTGTCCTACACCAAGCTCAGCCCGAACCACTCCGGGCAGCGCACCCACAGCATTGACCGCATCACGCCCCACTGCGTGGTGGGTCAGTGCAGTGTGGAAACGCTGGGCAACATCTTTTTGCCGACCTCACGGCAGGCAAGCAGCAACTATGGCATTGGTGTGGATGGTCGGGTCGGGATGTATGTGGAAGAGAAAAACCGCTCCTGGTGCTCCTCCTCCGCAGCCAACGACCAGAGGGCTGTCACCATCGAATGTGCCAGCGACAATTCCGAGCCTTATGCTTTCAAGGATGTGGTGTACCAGCGGCTCATTGAACTTTGCACCGACATCTGCAAGCGCAACGGCAAGACAAAGCTGCTCTGGCTGGGCGATAAGACCAAGACACTCAACTACACCCCGAAATCCGACGAGATGGTGCTGACCGTCCACAGATGGTTTGCGAACAAGAGCTGTCCCGGCAACTGGATGTATGCCCGCATGGGCGATTTTGCATCCAAGGTCACGGCAGCTCTCGGCGGTGATGTAAAGCCTGCCGAACCCGCCAAGCCCACCGGGTCTATCAAGGTCGGTGACCTCGTGACCATCACGGGCAGCACCTACTATAACGGCAAAGCCATTCCCGGCTGGGTTAAGAAGCTCCGCTGGTATGTGGTAGAGGTCAGCGGCGACCGCACGGTCATTAACAAGGACGAGTCCGGCAGGTACGCCATCATGTCGCCAGTCAAAACCTCGGCACTTACCGTGGCTGGCACGAAACCCGCCGAGAACTATCGCATTCATACCGTAACGCACGGAGATACCCTCTGGGCAATCGCAAAGAAGTATCTCGGCAACGGCAGCCGCTACAAGGAGATCGCCAGTCTGAACGGACTGAAAAGCAATGTCATCTACAGCGGTATGAAACTCAAGATCCCGAATAAATAATCTTTGCATATGCCCTCTGCGGATTCATTTCCGTGGAGGGCATTATTTTTTTTGCGGACCAGACAGGCGTTTTCCCTCCAGTCGGTACTGAGGCAAACCCTCGGACTGGAGGAAAACTCTATGACAGATTGGCAGAGAGAACAAATACGAATATTGCGCTTACAGGGCGTCAGTTATGTGAAAATCGGCGAGCAACTCGGAATTTCGGATAATACGGTGCGCTCCTTTTGCCGCCGCAGCGGGCTGGGTGACAGTGCAAAGAATGCCGTTGCCTGCAAGCAGTGTAGGAAGTTGATAAAAATCATCCCTAAGCAGAAGCCGAAAAAGTTCTGCTCAGACGCCTGCCGCACTGCATGGTGGAAGTCACACCCGGAGTGCGTCAACCGAAAAGCTGTTTATGCGTACACCTGTGCCTGCTGCGGACGTCATTTTACTGCCTATGGAAATAATCATAGAAGGTACTGCTCTCACGCCTGCTATATTGCAGATCGCTTCGGAAGGGAGCGTGGCTGTGATGAATGACGCCTACAGAGAGCGGCTGGAGCAGTATTTTGCCTCCATGCTCCAGGCAAAGCAAATGCTGTCGATGGGGATTTTAACCCCGAAGGATTACGCCACGATTGATACAATTATGGCCGAAAAATATGGGATATCTTCGTGTAGTTTATACCGCGGGATTGACTTGATATACGGTGAGTTCAGAGGTAATATGTCACACTACAAGGAGGTGACACAATGTCAGGAAGAATAACCGCCGTATCAAAACCGCCGAAGCTGGAGCGTAAAAAGCGAGTCGCAGCCTACGCCCGTGTTTCCAGTGGCAAGGACGCCATGCTTCACTCGCTGTCCGCACAGGTCAGCCATTACAGCGACCTTATCCAGAGAAATAGCGACTGGCTCTATGCAGGCGTCTATGCCGATGAAGCCAAGACCGGCACGAAGGATTCCAGAGCGGATTTTCAAAGGCTTATTGCCGACTGCCATGCCGGAAAAATCGATATGGTGATCACCAAGTCCATCTCCCGCTTTGCACGAAACTCGGTCACGCTGCTGCAGACCGTCCGTGACTTCAAAGCCTGGGAGGTGGACATTTTCTTTGAAGAACAGAATATCCACACCATGAGCGCCGACGGTGAACTGATGCTGACCATTCTGGCGTCCTATGCGCAGGAAGAAAGCCGCTCCGCAAGCGAAAACCAGAAGTGGCGCATTAAGCGGAACTTTGAGGAAGGAATGCCGTGGAACGGAGCCATGCTGGGATATCGTCTAAAGGACGGACGGTACGAGATCGTTCCAAAGGAAGCCGCACTTGTCCGCCGCATTTATAACGAGTACCTTGCCGGTGACGGCTATCAGGCTGTTGCCAAACGGCTGACTGAGGAAGGTGTTCCGTCCCGCTTCGGTGGGAAATGGAACCAGTCTGTGGTTTCCAAGATACTGAGTAACTACACCTATACGGGCAATCTGCTTTTGCAGAAAACCTTCCGTGAGAACCATATCACGAAGAAAACCGTCATCAACCACGGTGAATTGCCGAAATACCACGCAGAGAACACCCACGAAGCCATTATTGACATGAAGACCTTTCATGCGGTTCAGACCGAGAAGGCACGGCGGGCGGCTCAGTTCAATAAGAAGCCAGCACCGAGAACCACATACCCATTCACAAGCCTTCTGGTATGCGACAACTGCGGAAAGAACTACCGCCGCAAGACCACCAAAACGGGCATCGTTTGGGTATGCGGAACCTTTAATACACTCGGCAAATCCGCCTGTGCTTCCAAGCAGATACCGGAAACAACGCTTCAACAGGTTACAGCCGAAGTTTTGGGTGTAAAGGCTTTTACACGGGAACAGCTGCACAGCCGGATACAGAGTATTCGGGTATGCAACGGAAACATTCTAATTTTCTGCTTCAAAGATGGCTCGGAGGTCACACGCACATGGAAAGACCGCTCCCGTAGTGAAAGCTGGACGGACAAGATGAAGGAAGCTGCACGCCAAAAAGCCTTAGAGAGGAGCAAGCACAATGCCTAAAGTAACCATGATACCCGCAACCATCAATCCGCTGACACACCTGCCGAAGGTGGCCGCGCAGAAGCGGCGTGTTGCTGGATATGCCCGTGTTTCTACCGACAGCGACGAGCAGTTCACCAGCTACGAAGCCCAGGTGGATTACTACACCAAATTCATACAGTCCAAGCCGGAATGGGACTTCGTAAAAGTATATACGGATGAGGGTATTTCCGGCTGTAATACCAAAAAGCGAGACGGCTTTAACAGTATGGTTTCGGATGCTCTTGCCGGAAAAATCGACCTCTTTGTCACAAAGTCGGTCAGCCGATTTGCCAGGAACACCGTGGACAGCCTGGTCACCATCCGCAAGCTGAAGGAAAACGGCGTGGAATGTTACTTTGAAAAGGAGGGCATTTTCACATTTGACGGCAAGGGTGAGCTGCTCATCACCATCATGTCTAGCCTTGCCCAAGAAGAAAGCCGCAGCATTTCGGAAAACATCACCTGGGGACAGCGTAAGAGCTTCGCTGACGGAAAGGTGCATCTTGCCTATAAACGCTTCCTTGGCTACGAAAAGGGCGAGGACGGCAGACCTACCATTGTGGAAAGTGAAGCGAAAATTGTTCAGCTGATTTACCGCCTTTTCCTTGATGGCAAGTCACAGGCGAGCATTTGCAGATATTTGGAGGACTTGGGTATTCCGTCACCTGGCGGCAAGGATAAATGGAGTAAGACCACGGTCACCAGCATTCTGCAAAATGAAAAATACAAAGGCGATGCGCTACTCCAGAAATCCTTCACGGTCGATTTTCTGGAAAAGAGGATGAAGCCCAACGAGGGTGAGGTGCCGCAATACTATGTGGAAGGCAGCCATCCCGCCATTGTCGATCCTGACGAATGGGATCATGTGCAGACAGAGTTTGCCAGAAGAAAGGCACTGGGCAGAGCCTACAGCGGAAAGAGTGTTCTTTCAGCCAAGCTGGTCTGCGAGGACTGCGGTGGCTTCTTCGGCTCAAAGGTCTGGCATTCCACCGACCGCTACCGCCGTACCATCTGGCAATGCAATGGCAAGTTCAAGGGCGAGGAACGCTGCCATACTTCCTCGGTAGATACGGAAACCGTGCAGCGGCTTTTTATTCAAGCCTACAATCGTATGATGGAGAACCGGGAGCGGATCATCAAGGACTGCGAAGCCATGCGCCGTGCGCTGACAGACTTTGTGGAATTGGACGCAGAAATTGAACGGCAGCTTGAGGAAACACAGGTCGTAGCCGAACTGGTCAAGGCGGCAGTCAAGGAAAACGCTTCTACAGCACAGTCTCAGGAGGCTTATCTGAGAAAGTATGAAGCCCTCACCGAGCGTTACGAAAAAGCCGCTGCGGAACTGGAGCGGTTACAGAACCTGCGTACTACGCAAAGTCAGCAAGACAAGGCAATGGCACTTTACATCCGCACCCTCAAAAAACAGCCGGTGGTGCTGCGTGAGTGGAGCGCCACCATCTGGACGGTGATGGTCGAGAAGGCAATCGTCCACAGGAACGGTGCGATTACCTTCGTTTTCAAGAACGGCACAGAGGTCAAGGTCGGAGAATAAGATACAAGGTCGCAAGGTCGTTCGTATTTTGGGCGAACAGGTTTTGCGGCCTTTCTCTTGCGCTCTTGAGGAATAATTAAAATGTGCACACCCTTTTTGCCGAAAATGCACACCCCCGACTAAAATCTGCACACCCCTCGACCTTTCGTTAAAAAGTGTTATGGGAGAAAACGCAAAAGGCTCCGCAGCGACCGTTTCCGGAACGCCACGAAGCCTTATATCGTTAAAAAGTATCAAAAAGCCTTGCGAATCAAGGACTTTGCAAAAAGAAACTGGACACCAATCAAGATACGCATTGTATCAAAATTGGTGTCCAGTTATGGTCGAGGTGACGGGACTTGAACCCACGGCAAATTTCAACTCACACGCTCACGTGGAGCGTGACCTATATATATTATATCATAGTGGTGTCACTATATCATTTCAACTCACACGCTCACGTGGAGCGTGACAATCAAAAGTGGCACGATTGAATACACGTTGGAAATTTCAACTCACACGCTCACGTGGAGCGTGACTGCATTGTGCAGTAAATATATAACAGTTGCGAGATTTCAACTCACACGCTCACGTGGAGCGTGACCGCAATAATATTGAATTATTTACGGACATTGAAAATTTCAACTCACACGCTCACGTGGAGCGTGACGTAGACCGCATTTATCACGGATTCAGCACCGCAATTTCAACTCACACGCTCACGTGGAGCGTGACTCTGACTCTACGGACAAGGAAACGAGATTTTTTTATTTCAACTCACACGCTCACGTGGAGCGTGACCTATAACGGTTATCCGCCTATAAGACGTTTTGCATTTCAACTCACACGCTCACGTGGAGCGTGACCCGAATTTTTTTGTTGTAATCTGTTTTAATTTGTAATTTCAACTCACACGCTCACGTGGAGCGTGACCAATCCTGCTATATAGTCAATGCTCACATCATAAAAATTTCAACTCACACGCTCACGTGGAGCGTGACTTTTCGGTAAATCATTCTTGCGGAGCAAGTCTTGAATTTCAACTCACAC